CATCGACAACGACAACGGCAACGGCCCGATGCCCGGCGACTACCGTCGCTATTCCCCCGCGGCCGTCGAACTGCTGGATGGCGGCATGATGACCGACGCTCGCCTGGGGCCGCTTGCCGCCTCGCGCGATTCGGCTGCGGCCCTGACTTACGAATTCACGACAGACGCCTTCGGCACGGAGCGCCCCACCGGGGTCGCCTGGTGCCGCGGCGCAATCGAATACACATGGAACCCGGAGGTGATGGCCATGGGTGTCAAACTCGGTTGGGAAGGGAAGCTCTATTACTGCACCGGTGGCATTGGCGGCACGCCCACCTGGAACCTGATCGCCAACGTCCGCGACGTGACGGGGCCAGGGGACCGCAGCGCCGTCGATGTGACGACCCGCGCCTCCAACGGCGTCAAGCTGGAGGTCGGCGGCCAACTCGACGGCGGCATCGAGTTCGAGATGGTCTACGACCCCTCGGACGCGGCGATGCTCGCCCTCCAGACCGCCTTCCAGACGAACGTGCCCATCGGCATGGCCTGGATGGATGGTCCGATCGCCACGGCCGGTTCGAAGGGCCTGTGGGCCGACATGGCGGTGCTCTCGTTCAAGCGCGAGGAACCGCTCGACAAGGAGATGGTCGTCAAGATCAAGGTCTCCCCGACGCTGACGGCGAACCCGCCGATCTGGAAGACGATCGGTTCGTAACGTGAGGGCGACATGGTCGGCGTGCGAGTGAAAACCAAGGACGACTTCGCCAAGGTGGCCAAGGCCGCCAAGAAGGCGAACATCGAGACGCTCGGCCACGCCGGCGGCTACATCCGGAAGGTCGCCCAGCACTCGATCAAGAAGTCGCCGAAGCCGTCCGCGCCGGGAACGCCGCCCAATACCCGGCGTGGTCAGCTTCCGCGGGCCATCCGGTACGCCGTCGAGAAGGACAAGCAGTCGGTCGTGATCGGGCCGGACGTGGATGTGGTGGGCACGAGCGCTACGGCCCATGAGTTCGGGGGCAAGTACAAGCGGCAGAAGTATCCGAAGAGGCAGTTCATGGGGCCGGCGCTGAAAGAGACGGAGCCGAAGTTGCCCGACACGTGGGCGGGAAGCGTGAGATAAGGAGATATTGATGCAAGCATTCACAGACTCAGCCGGCCGAACCTGGCAGATCGCACTCACCATCGACACCCTCAAGCGCGTGAAGTCGCTCCTCCAGATTGACCTCGCGCGTCCGGACGAAGGCGACCCACCGCTGCACGTGCGGATCTTCGACGATGTGTGCCTCTTGGCCGACGTGGTGTTTGCGGCCGTCAAGCCGCAGGCCGACGCCGCCGGCGTGAGCGACGAGGTCTTCGGCCAGGCCCTCGGCGGCGACGCCATCACCGCTGCGGCCAACGCCTTCATGGCGGAGTGGGCGGATTTTTTCCGCCTCCGCCGCCGGACGGACATGGCGGCGGTGATCGCGAAGTATCAGACGCTGGTCGAGGCGGGGGTGAAGGCGGCGGAGGCGGAACTGGCGAAGACGGACGCGGAGGCGATGGTCCAGGAGGCGGTGGCCCTGGCCGGGGAGAAGGCGCGGGCCAAGGCGAAGGAGGACCTGGCGAAGCTGGCCGAGGGGACATCGACCCCTGGCGGCTTGTCTACGAGCTCGCCGGAATCTGCGGCGTCGATCCCGGACCCTTCACCCTCCGCGAGTTAGCGTGGATGGCCGAGGCCGCCGGCCGGGAACGGTGGTCGAGGGCGTCGGGCCTCATGGCGCTCATCGCCAACGTGAACCGTGACCCGAAACGCACACGGCCGTTCGCCCCCGATGACTTCAGCCCGTTCGCCGCGCGGCGACGCAGTGGTTCCAAGGGCGTGCCCCTTACGAAAGACAACCTCTATCTATTGAAACAGGCATTTGTGGACCGAAAGGAGTCGTGAAAATGAAGCGCACCCTCATCGCTGTTGCCGTTGTCGTTACCGTCTCGCTTGCCGTCGTCGCCGTCATTGGTTGTGGTTGCCAGGCGCACCCCAACGGGGCAAAGAACCCGGAGTCCGACCTCGGCACTGTTGTCGACCAGGCCAACGTGGGCGCCAAGGAACTGAAGGCCGAGACCGAGGATCTGTCGAAGCAGCTAGACGTCGCGTCGTCTGCGGTCGATGAGTCCTGCCAGGACCTCGAAGACTTCCTCGTCGCGCTACCGGACCCGAAGCCGAGCGCGGTGGCGCCGGTCGTCGCTGCCGACAAGCGGCTGAAGGAGACGGCCGCTCCCGCAGTCGAAGCGGCCAAGGTCGATACGAAGAAGATCGCGGATGTGACAGCGCAGATGGCTGCTCTCACGCAGTCCCTCGGCAAGATCCGCAAGGACGTGAAGGCCCTCGCCACGGACCGCGACAACGGATGGAAAGAGGCGGCTACCGAAAAGCAGCGGGCCGACGACGGCATGCGCCGGGACTTCCTGATCGTCGGCGTCATCGGGGTCCTCGCCCTGGGCCTGGGCATCTACCTCCTCGCGACCGGCAACTTCAAGGTCGGCCTTCTCTCTCTGGGCGGGGGCGTGGCCGTGATCATCGGCGCGGCCGTCGGCGTCTGGCTCCTCGATCACTGGTGGCAGGTGGCGATTGGCCTGGTGGTCGTGGGCGGTCTGGCGACGCTGGCGGCGCTGGCATGGCAAGGGAAGCTCGGCGCGAAGGCTCAGACCGCCGTGAAGGACGCCATCACCGCCGGTGAAAACGCGCACCTCGTGAACCAGAACTGGATCGCGAATCTGGAGGCGAAGGTTCAGTCGCTGGAACAGAAACTCACGGGCGGCGAGCCGCCGACGGCTTCGCCGACTGATGCGCCGGCAACGACCCCAGCCGCGGCACCGCTTGCCCCGACGCCGCTCTAGGAAAGGCGGTATCTCGATGTGGAACCTCTTACGCCAGATACACATAGACCTCATTCAATCTCGAAAGGAGATAGCACAGATGGCTCAGGGACTCGATGCACTGAGGGCGGCCAACGCCCAGTTGACGACGGTCGCGCAGGCGGCCACGGACCTGATCAAGGCCCAGCGGACCGCGATCACGGACAAGGACCGCGAGATCGCGGACCTCCAGACCCAGGTGGCCGGCCTCCAGGCGGCCCAGTCGGCGGCAACCGACGACGACGCGGCCGTCGGCGTGGAGGCCCAGACGGTCCAGGGCACGACCGACGAACTCGCGAGCGCCGTCGCGCCACCGGCAGACGCCACGCCGGTCGCGCCGGTGCCGGATGATCCGGCACCCGCGGCTCCGGCCGACATGCCGGTGCCCGACGCTGAAGTGCCTGCGCAGCCGGCATCTGTCTGACGGAGGAGGCCATGTGACTGAACTTGCTCCGATTGACCTGGCTGCGATTCCCGTGGAGACCTTGTGGGCCGAACTTGTTCGGCGGAAACACGAGGTCTCCACGGACACGATTGTCGGCGAACTCTGCCGCCGCCAGGACGCCTGTCTTGTCGTGACGTTCCGGCGGTACAGGGCAAACGGCCCGGAGATCGAGGTCTACCACCACGGCGGCATGGCCGCGGCTGCGGGCCTCGCGCGCCTGGCCGGGCGGAAGATCGACTACGATTTCCTTCGCGGCGAGGAGTTCCGGCTGCGGAGCGCCGTCGGCAGTGCTCCGGGTGCGCCTATATATAAGGATAGCGAGCATGGCGGGTAGTCAGGGAATCCGGGCCGGCGCGGCGTTCGTCGAGCTCTTCGCGGACGATTCCAAGCTCGTTCGCGGCCTCAAGCACGCCCAGGGCGAGTTCCGGAAGTTCGGCCGGTCCGTCGAGACAATCGGTGCCGGCCTGAAGACCGCCGGCACCTGGCTCACGGGCATCGGCGCGGCTGTCGTCGCGCCGCTTACCGTTGCCGCCAAGACGTTCGGCGACATGGGCCACAATCTTGTGGAAATGAGCCGGCGGACGGGGATGTCGGTGGAGGCACTGTCGGAACTCTCGTTTGCCGCCACGCAGTCGGGCGCAAGCCTTGAGACCCTGGAAACCGGTGTTCGCCGCATGCAGCGGGTGATCGGCGCGGCCGCGGGCGGATCAAAGGCAGCCGCCGATGCACTGGCGAAGCTCGGTCTCTCGGCCCACGGGCTCCTGGCGCTCACGCCGGAGCAGCAGTTCTCGGCCGTGGCGGACTCACTCGCCAAGATCACCGACCCGACGTTGCGGGCTGCGGCCGCCATGACAATCTTCGGCCGCAGTGGAACGGAACTCCTGCCGCTTGCGGCCCGCGGCGCGGCCGGCCTTGCCCAGATGCGGGCCGAGGCCCAGGCCCTCGGCCTTACGATCTCGACTGACGATGCCCAGGCGGGGATGAAGTTTCACGAGACGCTGAACCTCGTGTGGGCGTCCCTCAAGCGTGTCGCCTTCGAGGTTGGTGCCGCTGTCGCCCCGGCGCTCCAGGAGGCCGCGCGGTGGCTCATCGACATGGCCCGCGCCGCCGGTCAATGGACCAAGGAACACCAGGGCCTGGTCGTGCTGGCCTTGAAGGTCGGCGCAGTCGTCGCCGTGGCCGGCGGGGCGGTCCTCGCCCTCGGCACCGTGATCTCGACGGTTGGCGGTGTGTTCACGACGCTGGCCTCGGTTCTTTCCGTCGCCGGAACGCTCCTGCCCATGATCGGCGCTGCGATCGGCGCGATTCTGACGCCCATGGGCGCGGCTGTGGCCGCGGTAGTTGCGCTGGGGGCGGCGCTGGTGGGCCTGGCCGGTTACGGCCTCTACGCAAGCGGTGCCCTGGGGCGAGCGTGGGCCTGGCTCATGGAGAAGACCCGCGTCCTACGCGAGGACTTCATGGCGACCCTCAGTGGCATCGCCGACGCCTTAGCCAGCGGCGACATCGCCCTCGCGGCCCGCATCCTCTGGCTGACGCTTCGCATGGAATGGCAGCGCGGCGTGTCGTACCTGACGGGCATCTGGATCGAATGGAAGGCGGGGTTCCTGGACCTCTTCACCGACGCCTTCTATGGCTGGAAGATGTTGTGGAGCGCAGCCTGCGGCTGGGTCACGTCCATCTGGACCGAGGCGGTCGCCGGGTGGCAGATGATCTGGGAAAAGTTCGTTGAGGGCGTGAGCCTCGGCTGGAACTGGATCAAGGAGAAGGCCGGCGCCATTACGCCGGAAGAGGCCGAGGCCAATCGCCGAGAGATCACCGGCCAGGCCGACCAGCGGATTGCGGAGCTTCGCGCCGCTGGCGAGGCCAAGCTCGCCTCCATCGAGGCCGAGAAGCAGGCGGCGATTACCGAGGCCCACGATGCCGGCATGGCCGCCCGCGAGGCGCACCGCAAGAATGCCTCAGACACCTTGGCTGCCGCACAGAAGGACCTGGCCGATGCGCGGAAGGACTGGCAGGATGCCCTGGACCGGGCTCACAAGACGCGGGCGAGTGAGTCCGGCCCCGGCGGGCCGGGCGCACCTGAGAAGCCGTTCGACGCATTCGGATGGCTCGGCAGTTCGCTTGCCGACGTGCGCATGAAGGTCGGCATTGCTGGCGGGTTCAACCCCGCTGCCGCCTGGGGCCTCACGGGCCTCGGG